TAATCAATGAAAATAATATCAGGTCTAAATGACTTCTTAAGTGCAAGTTCATTAAGAAGTGACCTAAAGTGTCCAGCATGTGCTGATGCCGTTGCATATTCTTTAATTATAAGAGTTCCCTGTGTCTTTTGAGCAACGTTGCTAACTTTACTCATAAACATTTGCTTAGGAAGATCAGCAATGTCTTGAATATTGATGTTTAAAAGGTTTGCGTCGATTCGTTCAGCAATCTTCTCCTCAGCCATCTCTGCAGTAATATAAAGTACGTTCTTATTCTGAAGTAAAACAGAAGAAGCCATATGACACATAAACAAAGACTTGCCGACACCAGTCCCAGCAAGAGCAATATTAAGTGTTTTATTAGGAAGACCACCTTTTGTGATTTTGTTAAAGAACTCAAGGTCGAACGGAATCCTGGATTCTTTTTTGGTGTATAGATCATATCTTTCAGCACAATCTTCTAAGTAATCATGACCTACATGATTATCAAAACCAACAGCAAGAGCCTCAGATAGGATTGATGGTATAGCATCAGGACTATGCTTCTCATGCTTACCATCTGCAATAGAAATAGATTGAACCAGTGCTAAGTAAATAGCACGATCACGACACCACTTCTCAGTAGTATTCATCAACCATTCAAAGTCAACTGGTTCGCTATCCAAATAACTAATAAGTTTTGATATCTCTTTAAATGTAATATCGGAGATGTCTGTTCTTTTTTCTACTTCAATACTTAATATCTCTTTTGTAGGAGTATCGTTATATTGAGTAACAAAAGATTCAATCTCTTCGTATACTATCTTCTGATTAGTATCTTCAAAATATTCAGATTTTAAGAAAGGGATAACCTTTCTCCAATAGTCTTCAGTATGAAGCAGATTCTTAAGGATTAAGAACTCAATTTTATCCATGTGACCAGAGACAATAAGTTGACATAATATATTTTTTACCTTCTAATACTGGTTTGCCGCAGTGAGGGAACATCCAGTAAGGCGGGAAGATAAGCACAGATCCTTTTTTAGGTGTGATTGAACATTCGGGATAAAATACAGTTTCTCCACCCTCAAAGTCATCATTCAAATACCATATCATGGCAAGGTATCTACGTGAAGTGAGAAGTGAACTCGTATCAGCATGATAATCATACCTATCTTCCGTACCACTTTCATAGCATTTTATATTTGCTCCTTCAAACTCAAAGATATGTGACTCAAAGTACTTCCCATACTCTCCAATATAATTTTGATATGTATTGAGAAATATATGGTTTTGTTTTTCAATCTTTTGTTGAATCACATCATAATGTTCATGATCAGTAAGATCTTGAACGAAAAGATTAGTCCAGTTTGGATATCCATTTCTATCAAGTCTCTGCTTTTTATCACTCTCGTCAAAGATGTCAACTAACTCATCACAGATTAAATCAGGAATTGCCTGATCAATCTTCAAACACAAATCTAATACATTCATGAACCGTAAGAAAACTCCTCTTTAGCAATAACATCTAGTTTTTCCATCACCTCTTGGGTGAAGTATGTTTCAGGATCTTTCAGAATTGCTTTGGCAAAAACTTTCTTGCCATCCATCTCATAACGCCCAGCGATATTCTTCCAAAGACCACCGAGTTCTCCCAATTCTAGCAGACCGTAGTAACGATCAAGACCTCGTTCATCATAATACAAACGAATGGTAACATCTTTGTTCTCCTTACTCAGACGCGACTTAGCAGTCTTTGCCTTGATAAGGTTTCCAACGACATCGGTTCCATCTTTCTCTTTTTTCTTGGACAGATAGATGATTGTAGACGCAGCATACTTGAGTCCGCTACCTCCACCCATTTCTTTAGTTGGCACATAAGATCCGATGACATCGTAGGTGTGATTGGTTACAATCATTGGAATGTTTGCTTGACCAAGTTTAAGTGTGAGCATACGGAATGCTCCCTTAACAAGTTGAGATTTGGTCATGTCCCTAACTTGCTTATCGTCTAGTGCATCACGAATCTCTTTCTCCGTCGATAGCATACCCAAAGAGTCTAGCACAAACATGCAAGGTCTGCGTTCGTCTTCAGATTTTTTTAAATATATATCTACGGCTTTCAGTGCCTTAGTTCGGAACTCTTCAATTGTAACAACATTAACTACAACTAGTCTTTCTAGGTCGATTCCACGACTTTCAAGAAGAGACCTATTAACTGCTGCTTCAGTGTCAAAGTACAAACAGTAACCGTCAGGATTACTATCCAGAAAATTCTTAACCACAGCGAGACTAAAGAAAGTCTTGCCAGTAGAAGACTCCCCAGCAATGGCAGTAATCTTATTCCCAGATACACCGCCAAAAATGGAACCTGAACACATTGCGTTAAGTATATAACTCCCCGTATCCACGTAGGTTTCTGTGTCGTCGATGTCGGCGGCAAGTTTGGTGTAGTCATCTCCGATCTCTTTTACAATATCTTTTAAAAAATCCATTATTGAAAGAATAATTCAAGGTTTACAACTTTCTCAACGTTCCATCCGATGGCGTCAAGTATGACCTTAAGAGGTTCTAAAAAGGCTTTGTTGAATTGTAGGTCATAGTCGATATATTTGTCAAGACCAAGTTCGTGAGGGAATTCTGAGATGAATGATAATACATTTTCTCTGATCGGATTTGCTTTTTTCAATGCTACAAACTTGATCTTTTCTCCATTATTAATAAGAGAATACTTACTATCAAGTTTTTTCTCTTTAATATAATGATTATATAGCAGTGCTCCACGAACATGCATTGGACATCCCTTACCATAAATGGTAGAGAAAGACTTATGCTTATTTACATCTGAGATTGACCTTGGAAATGCTATTTCCTCTGGAGTCAACTTTTTAAACTTCTCTCTAGCACTATCAATAAAATCAATCACCTCATCCTCAGTTCCATTCATCATAAGTTTAAGAGCATCTTTAATCATTTTCCTACAAGGAGCAGGAGTAGATGACTTAACTGCCTCAATACCCATCATTTTTAGTTTAGGTTCCTCGTAGCGAACACCTTCGCTATCCCATACATTGAGAATATATCTCTTCTTCGCTGTCCAGATGCCACGTTCAGCAATATTCTCACGCTTCATTTGCATTTTCTGTTCGTATGCATTTACATACGTCGCAAGATCTTGATAAGAGGATTCGATGAACGGTTCCAACTTGTCCTCGCAGATCTTGTTAATGATCTCCACAAGTTTAATCTTTTCACTAATACGATTACTATAAAATTTATCAACAAGAGGTCCAAAATTAATATAGATTGAGTCGGTGTCAGATGCGATGACATAATCGACATTATCTGTTTTTAATAAATTATTTAGATATCCGTTCATACGATTTTCAATCCAACGGATAGAAGTTTGCCCTGAAAGCGTGATTGCTTCAGCATTTGCTAACTTAAAGTACCTGAAATATTGATTACCAATAGCACCATAAGCACTATTAAGAGCAATCTTCTTCGCCATTTGAATGTTGTTACATCGGGCGATTTCCTTTTCAAGTGCGACAGTAGGAGTCTTCTCGTACTGCTGTTTTGCTGCGAGCATTCGTTTCTTGAAGATAACTCGTTCAGCATACATCTTCTCCATTAACTCAGGTAAAAATCCCTTTATATCCTTTCTGTACATTGCACCATTGCCACAGACGGCATAGTCTTTATACTCCTCAAAAGTAATATCTTGATTGAGAATCTTATCAACAGTAACTGATGGATGCTTTGTATCAATCAATGTTTCTGGTGATATATTATACTGCATCATTAAGTGAGGATATAGTGAGTTAAGGTCAAACGACACAACCCAATCATACACTCCAGGTTTTGGTTCCTTTACATAAGCACCAGCATACTTATCATTCTTATCAGACTTATCCTTAGGAGGAATAACAATATTTCTATTCTTGAGGTAGTTGTAGATAATAGTATCCCACATCCTCACCTGGAACATCACATCAGTATAATTGACTTTGGCAGTATATGCCATCGTTAATGCAAGTTCAATCAGTTTCATCTTGTCCTCCATTCGGTCAACAAGTTCCACGTCAACAATGTTATAGTCTACAAACTTCTTCCAGTTACCACGATAAAAATCTTTAAAAGTATCAAACTCACTGTGATCTAGTTTCTTTTGTCCTAGTTCTACTTCAGCAATATAATCCAATCGATAAGATTCTTGTGCCTTGTAAGTGAACTTCTTATACAGTTCCAAATAATCAAGTGTCGTAATACCAAGAAGTTCAAAAACATTAAATACCCTACCAGAGATTTGAATCTCTTGATGGTTGATATATCCCCAAGGTGAAAGTTCCTTCATCTTCTTCTCACCCATAATCCGAGTGATACGTCCACAAAGGTATGGAATATCGTACAGACGACAGTTCCATCCAGTCACAACATCAGGTGGATTGGTGGACCACCAATATAGAAATGCCTCAAGCATCTCTACTTCATCAGGGAAGTAATGATATGTTACGTTCTTCTGAGTAGGTGTATATGGTTTACGTCCCCAGGTTCTAATCTCTTTTGTTGTATAGTCCTGAATAGAGATTGTAAGCATCTCCTCAGAACAAGATTCTGGATCAGGGAATCCATGCTCTGCTTGAACCTCAATATCAATCGTTACTAGATTGATCTTCTTGATATCAAACTTGATTTCTTCTGCTGGATAGTTATCAGAAATATACTGATATACATATCTCTCATTTCCGTAGATTTTGAACCCATCAATACCATCATACTTTTTATAGAACTCGCGGCAATCGCGAACTGTTCCTGGTTGAATGGGTTCTACACTCTCACCTTCAAGTGTTTTCCACCTGCTTTCTTTCTTTGATTTTACATATAGAGTAGGTTGAAACTTATCCTTATATTTTACTTTTCTTCCGTCTTCATAACCACGAACGAGAAAGTTGTCCCCAATCATTTGGACGTTTGTGTAAAACCTCACTTGATAACTTCTTCGTACTTACCCTTCAGTTTAGTACTAGGTTCGACAATAGTCAAGATCTTATCCGAGGAAATCATGAACTCATTATCCATGGTGTAGTCTAGCAACCAAGGAGTAAGAGTAAGGTCAGATCCGATTACAAATGGTTCAATCAATTTACAATCAGGTTCTCCCAGTTCAGTGGCCACTTCTTCAATCTGAGTGACTAAAGTAAGATTATTGGTCAGTAGTACAACTTTAAGGTTTTTCATAATAACTCCTAAAAAAATAGGGAGATCATCTGGATTTTGCCAGACATCTCCCTGCGGCGACGATACAAATATATTTAGAGCCAGTCTTTACGGGCATGATGTTCGGGAACAAGTTTCCCCAAATTAACAGTCAAAAACCCATCCTCAAAAGTAACTGATCTAATTTCCGTATCCTCAGAGATTGTCCAGGAACGTGCAAACGACCGTTGAGCCAGACCCTTGTGTATGTAGTTCTCCTCGTCCTTCTTCGCCTCCTTCTTGCCCTCCACAGTGAGTTTACCATATTCTGTGTAGACATTGACTTCTTCCTTCTTAAACCCAGCCAGAGCGATTTCTAGACGCGATGCTGTGTTGCTTTCTTGTATAACATTATATGGAGGGTAGTTAGACTCTTGATTGAAACTGAATACATTATCAAAGTAATCATTCATTCCAATACTGTTGCGTGTGATCCTGTCCATTAACTGGTCCAAGTCCGCAGCATTATACTTCATGAGGTTTCCCATTGTACTTCTCCTTTATTAAGCGAGATTTGATTGTGTGGACCCCGAAGGCATCCGATATATTTATAACATAGAA